AACTTCAATCATTACTGCCTTCCTACTCTAACCGATCCAGACCGATAACTGTCTGTAGTGCTGTACCCTTCGCCAAGAGTCTTTAGCTTACCTAAAGCATCTTCGTATCTTGCTGTGTATAAATTCAGCATATCCGGGTCTCCTTTAAGAAACGTATATGCCTCAACTAAACAGCCATAAAGTAATGTGCTTTCAGCGTTTGTTCCTAGCCAGCTAGTACCATCGCTAGACGCTGTAATAGACTCTGGCTTATAAAAATAATGAAGCTCTGCTGTTAGGTTTGCGTTAGGTGTTGGCCCTAATATAAAAGAGTTTTCATCAAAAACTGCATAATGTTTTGGCACACCCTCGGTAGTCCCAACTGGGTACGCTTCTCGTATAAAACTGACATCCTTAAATAGCAAAAACTCATAGCCGCTATTATCAACAGCAAGAGAGTAAGGTGCTAAAAAGTCAGAAGGCATGCTAAGATACGCCGTTCCATCGGTTGTATTTCCAGTTACATTCTTTCTAAAATCAGGAAGCTGGATTGTTTTAAGAATCCTGTCTTCCGCCTGTTGAACGATAACGCCAAGATTATTGACAAATGTAGTTTCTGTCGTTTCAAGATAATCTTGAACAGCGTTCTTTAATGTTGTATATGTCCACGCCATTAGCTTGTAGTCACCGTAACTCGTCCAACTTCGGCCTCTATGTCTAACCCAACCGTCCTGCTACCAAGAGAAGTAACTCCTCCGCCAACAGGATCAAACGCAAAAACCTTTCTGCTTTGGTCTAAAGATTGATCTGGTCTTGGATTCCTCAACGCTTGAGGGTCATCCATTCTAATCTTGCCAAGTTGTAACTGAGGCTGATCCTCATCAAGAACATCTTTGCCAACCAATAATCCCGTTGGTCTTTGGTTTTCTATCTGAGGCACTAAGTCTTTTTTGGCATACCTAAAGCCTGTGCGATCACAATAACCAAAAGCGTATTTACCAGCAGCAAAACTTGTCATACCGTTGCATAGCCTCCGGGTGATATATACAAAGAAGCTTTGCCTCTGTCTGCATCAGCAGCTTCAGTCCATTGCTCTTCGTAATCAGCTTTTAAAAATGTGCTTCTGTTGGTATCTGGCCCGTACTTAATGCTTAGCTTGTAAGCCAAACCAGCAACTAAGCAAGGTAGAAACCTTGAAGGTATGTCTATGTTGTTGGAAGCTGGAGAACCAGAATCTTCTACTCGCTGCATATAATAGTAAATCAANGTATANGTTTTTTGGTCATCTGGAGAAGGCCAAAGATTTACAGAAATAGCAGAAGGATCTTTTTCGATATAATACTGAAGAGGCTTACTTTGAGTAAGCTTGTTTGAAAGGTGTGCGTATTGACTTATAGATATTCTGCTTAATGTCTGGTCAAACTGACTGCTTACATCAGCAGCATCTGTTCTTATAAAAGCCTCAACAAGATCAAGCACATCACCAGATAAAGTATATCTGCTGGTTCCAGCAGTAAGAGCCTGACTTCCTTCTTGAACCGTCCAAAGGTTTAATCCCCTGTTTTGCCATTCAAGCATTAACAGATCAATACTTCTTCTTGCAGTCCTATAGTCATAACCTCCGCGAAGTTGAAGACCAGCCCGTTCAAAGGCTTCTTCTATTGCATCACCAAGGTCTAGATTAAAAGCATATGTTCCGCTAGTAGCCATTTAAAATACCGGGGGCTTAGTTTTGCCTTTAACAGCGCAACCATCAATAGACTTTGTTCTGCCGCCGCTCATCATCTTTTTTTCAATTGTTGTGTTGTAAGAGGACGCGCCATCTCGATTAGCTATTTTATCCATTTCTGCCGCTTTTGCTTTCTCCTCTTTTCTTCTTTCTCTTTTGTCTTTGGCCCTGTCGTAAACTCCTCTGCCAACAACGCCAAGAAGATCTCTATATGGCCCCGAGCCTGTAGCAATACCATAGGCTGGGCTGATAGATGAAAGTATTTTATCTGGCATACTATCTTTTCCTTTTGTTCGATTTCTTAGTAGGCTTTTTTGTTTTTCGCCTAGCTGGAGAGCTGGAAATTTGCTTTTGCTGTTGCGCTCTAGAAATTGTCATTTAACTCTTAACGAACCTCTATTTTTTTTCTTTGAAACTACCTTGAGGTTTTTCTTTTTATTATTAAGAGCATTCCCGTCCTTATGATGAACGTCTTTACCATCGCCTTTTTTCACGGCACCAGACTTCAAAAGCTTGCGCCTAGCCGCATTTCTGCCTGCTCGACGCTTCTTTTGATCTGGCTTTGAGTGAAAGTGCTTGTACTCTTCTTTGTAGTTTCTAGCCATTAGCCTTTAGCTTTTGCTGGAGCCTTTCTTTTTCTCGGAGCCGATTTAGTCTCTGGATCTTTCTTAGCCGCCTTCGTTTCCGTTTTTTTCTTTGCTGGCTCGTCAGCACCTTTTAAAAGCTCCTTTAACCTAGCTTCAGCTTCAGGTTTACGCATTGGATCAAAAACAACAATGTCATATTCGCCGTCAGCAGTCTGACCGCTACCATCTTTGTTTTTAGTGCCAATTTGATAAACCTCTTCGCCATCAGCAAAGTTACCGTTAACAAACATCTCAAGTTTAGCCATATCGCTTCCTTACTTGCATGACGATTACATATACATCACCACTAGAATGACCAACAGTTGTAAATTGAATATCACCTGTTGTTCCAGATGCCTCAGTATCTGGTATCCCAAATTCTGAAAAGTCTAAAGTGTCAGACCAATCAGCGGCTAACTGCCATGCCAAAACATCTGTTGTTGCATCAAAAAATATCTTTACGCCCATACCAATGGTTTGGTAGTAAATCTTTTCAATAACAACAGACGAGCAGGCTTTGCCGCTCATAGGATCGTTAGACAAAGCAGACACATCTATTTTGGTAACAGCAGACTCGCCAGTTCCATCACTTACATTTGTAAAACGAAAGATGGCGTTTTTACCGCCATCTTGTATCGTTTGAGTCGCTACTGCATCAGCCATAATTGACTCCTATTATTGATCAGCAAATGCAGGAGCAGTGGTACTCGTAACATTTCCAAAGATTTGATAATTGGTAGTATTTAAACCAACTATAGTCACATCAAATCCCGCAGGCACATTCAATTGAATGCTGCTGTTTGAGCTTCCATTAGAAAAAACACTGCTGATTGAGTCACCATCTGTATCCAATAAGGTCACACCACCAATTATAAAAGTTTGCATTAGCTGGTGTAACAATAATTGCGTCAGTAGCATCAGCGGCTGCGCCAGCATAAATAAACCTAAACACAGACCCAGCAATAGGAGCTGGCAATGTGTAGGTATTATCTTGTCCACCGTCTGGAACAAGTAAGATTCTGCCGCTATGAGTTGCATTAGTAAGCGTTACATCTCCGTCAGAAAGACTGACAGGGCCGTCACCAACAGTAGTAACTTCAGTAATAGCGCCAGTAGTTGAATTCTTGCTTACAGTTTTGAAGGTGCTTTCAGATCGCACAGCACCTGTGAAAGTAGTATTAGCCATATGTGTCTCCTGTCTTGGCTAGTGTCTAATGTTCCATGTGGAACTATTAGTCAGGAAAAAGAAAAGGGGGTGCAAAGCACCCCCAAATCCGTTAGCTAGATCCTGGTGATCCGTAAATTCCAAGTGGGTCACTTACTCCAAAAGAGTATCGCTCCCTGGACTTGTATCTCACGTTGCCAGTATCAAAGTCTCCGTCCATTGATGTTTCCAATGGTGTACGGTTGAAATGCTTCATACCGTTAGGAACATCAGTGATAACAAAGAACGCATTGCTGTCAGTCAAATAATGATTAACAGCGTAGCCTTCAGGGATCGCTCCCATATTGCGTATTGCGTTAATATCGTTATCTGCTGTCGCCACACGCTGAGTTGTTTCAAGCAGACGATCTGCTGTAAACATCAAAGCGGGGGGAACAATTAAACGTCTTGGTCTTGCTGCAATTAACAAACCACGCTCGTCAGTAAATGCAGCAATATCAATAATTGCATTCTCTAAAGACGTTTCGTTTAGGTCTGCTGCTGTAGCAGGACGATTACTATTTTTACCGCCATTAACTAGCGGGTGTCCGTCACCACCAGTAACACCGTCACCAGATGCAGTGAATAGGTTAACCCCATCACCAGACTGATATGAATTGGTGAAACCGTTGTTAAGAGGATTAACCGCCTTAACTTGCTTGGTATACGCCATAGCACGGGCAAGGGCTTTGGTATAACGTGCAGACAATGAGTCATACAGGTTATCTTCCATCGCTTCTTCCGTAATTGCGAATCCCATAGCAATAGTCTCGTGGTTGTATCGTGCAGTAAAAGACTCTTGCGCTGAATCATAAGAGATTGCAGAACCTTCGTTTTTTACAGGAGCAGCACCAAAGCCGCTCAACTTTACTTCCTCTTCAAAACTACGCTCGGAGCTTTCAGTCTCATAAATGAGATCATGCTCGTCTTCGTACTTTTCATACTCCAAACCAAAAAGGGCATTAAGTCCCGGCAGGAGTTCCTTAAGCATTTGCGCTCTTGAAATAGCCATTCTTTAATCTCCTTTAAACGCCTAGCGCGGTTTCGTATGCATGACTTAGTGGCAAATATGTCACTAAAACGTCTGTATAGGTGTCACCAACTGTGCTGGATGGGCCATCAACAAACTCAACGATACGCATAGGTAAGCTGTTAGTAGTAGCAATCGTAGAAGCATCTACTGCATTTTTGCTGCGACCTATAGAGGTCGAGCCAGCGGTACTAACTAATGAAACATTGTTTCCTAGTCCCGTCTGTGCAATAGAGCCATCACCTTGCATCCTGAAAACAAGATCAGGGTCGTCAACAACATATGCCATAATGTCAGATGCTGCTGTAGAAGCAGGGAATTGCTGGTTAAAAGTAAGCTGGTTAGAGGTTGGATCAGTGTAAGCACATCCTACAAAAATTNCAACGGTGCCTGCGACGACAGCCGTTGTAATTGCAGATTTCTCTACCGTTCCGGCAGCAACTAACTTAACAAAATCGCCATAAAAAATGGCTGTGCCGTAACCACTAGCAATGCTCATGTGCCTGACTTTTCCGGTGAAAGAGCCGCTCGCACTAAGAGTATCAGTAGGTTCAGCACCCATTGGGGTTGCGCTGGTAGCCATAAATGACCTCCTTTAATTATAGAAGCAACCCAGCAACAAAGGGTTAACTTCTACCAAAAGTTAGTTCTCGTATTCCTTTCAGGTTTCATCATNGGCATACGAGGGTCGTTTTCTACGCAAGTAATTATTATCAACAGATTCCATTTGTAGTGCTTGTCCACTTCTTGGTAGTGCCTAGTTCTTGCTTTCATTTTCTCCTCAGGAGCTTTACATAAAAGCAGGCCACCAAAATGTACATTACCTTCAAACCTTGAGCCTATATCAGACATAATCTGTAGCTCAGGATGGTCGTCAACTTTACAAGGTTGCCAGCCTTCCCTGAAGGATCTGGATACATTTGTATTATCTGACTGTCCAAGAATATCTGTTCTTATCCATCTAAATGTCCAACCAGGTTGGGGATTTGGGCTAGGCAAAATAGATGCCGGAACCCAATCATCAGATGGATGATAAGAATCATTTTCTCGCGTTTCACTTTCTCTAGGGGTGCGCTCTTCTGCCATTATTGACTCCTCATTTTATCATTTCAGCGTGTCTGGCATACTGTTCATTGGTTAACCCAAGCCGCTTAGCGAGTGCTACTTGAGTGGCGGTCATCCGTACTTTGCGCGGTTTAGCACCATTATTCCTTGCGGAAGGTGCTACCACCGTCGAAGGCTGATTGGTCGTCACGGTTGCGTCACCGCCATCTGTGTCGCCATTATCCGGCCAATCAAAATCTGGGTGTGTTTTTCTCATTCCTTGATCTATGTAATCAAAATATTCTTTTGTATTTACACCGATCCCAAGATCTACAGCTTCTTCATGAAAGCCATAGGCGGTTGCAGTCATTACTTTCTTATCTGGAGCCATGAACCAAGTATTCTGATCACCCCAGTCTTTAGCTTCTGCGGTTAACTGAATTTGTGGTTCCTGTGCGGCAGCATTCTGAGCAGCTTGCAAAGCCACATCCTGTCTGTATTGCTGCGGCTGCTGTTGAAAGTTTTGCTGCGGAGGCTGTTGTTGAGCTAAATTATTTTCATATCTATTGATGTCATTTAACTCAGTCTGAGCCTTAAGCATTTGACTCTGAGTCTCGACAACAGCATCTGTGTCGCCTTCCTCATAAGCTTTCCTGTAATCATTCTTTGACTTATCCAGTGAAGCTGGCGCTCTTTGCTTTATCAGCTCAGCCAAAGCCGTTTCGCCGCGAGATATTAAGGAATCCTGTTCTTGAACTCTACCTGACAATTGCTGAGCAATTTTAATTGCCTCGTCACGAGTTCTTTGAGCTTCCTCTTTTCTCCGGCGCTCTTCGTGGAAATCAAACCGTAAACCCTTTAGTCTTTTTTGGACGTTGCCATCATAATTATCAAGCTCTTCGTCACTTAACTCTTTGGGCTGATCCTTTCTTGGAGGTCTTCTGTCGCTCTTGGGTCTGTCATCAATGACTTCAAATTCATATTCTGAAGACTCAGGCTCTGATTCCACCTTTTGCTTTTTTTCAAAAGTTGTTTTAACACCAAAAAATTTATCTTCGGCGCTAGGAGAATCCCCAACCTCTTCGGTCTCTGCGATTAATTGATTTTCACTCATGCTTTTACAATCCCCCTAGGGTCTTCTACAACAGCTTCAACACTATCATCGTTGATAAACCGAAACTCTTGATTGTGAACCTTGAACCTTGTTCCAGAGTAAGATCTCATGATGATCCAATCTCCTTCCTTGCAGTAAGGCCCACTGGGGAATCGTTGAGGATCTTTATAACAGTCAGGCCCTATCTTAAGAACCATTCCGATTATCGATCCTACCTCTTCATCCTGTAATGTTTTATTTGCCTTCAGGATGCCGCCTTCAAATTCCTTATCAGGCTCTGGCAATGCAATCAATATTTTATATCCTGTTGGATCTGGGAGTTGATTGGCAGTTCGAGTCTCATCAGACTCGGTTTCTATTTGAGCAACTTTGCTCATACCTTCTCCTTGCATTGGGTAAACGCCCAAAGTCGTCGCACCAGAATAGCGTCTGGAGTCGCTGCACTAGGAAAACGCCTAGGTCGTTATTGGGCCTGCTCGTAGCGGGCCTTAGCATCCAGGATTTCACGCTCAGCTTCGAGTAAGCCCTGTATGATTCCACAACATTTAGAGTAGTCTGCAAAGTCCTTGCATGAGCCTGCACTTAAGTGATCGGCTACACTCTCTATCTGCTCTTTAATATTTGATCTTAAATAATCAAAGATGTCCAGTTCTTTTATTTGTCATCTCCCATCGTCTGTTTGGCTATTTCAATGCCAAGCTTAACGCCTTCAATCTGTTCTTCAGAGGCAATCTTTGCGGATTCTAACTCTTCTTTGCTATTGGTTTCAGCTATTTTTGCACCAATTTCCGCAGTTTTTATCCTTCCATCCTGTTCAAGCTTCTGCATATCTAGCTGTATTTTAGCCATATCAGCTTGGGCTTTTCTTTGAACGTCCTGTTCTTTGATCTTAAGCTCTTGCATCTGCATTTGAATAACAGGATCTTTCAACTGCTCCTCTGCCTGCTTCATTTGCTGTTCTTTCTGGGACTTGCCAGACAACTGTGCCGCCGCTGGGGCAACGAGTCTTGATATTCTAAACTCAATGTCTTCAGGAAGGCTCTCTTCTGGGGTCGGAAG